AATCTTAAATTCCATACCTCTGTCCTTACACCATTCTATTGCCGCCTCCCACTTTGCTTGGTTGACGCCCCATGTACGGACTTCAGTAATATATCTTTTGGTTTTGCGTTTTTGAACTTTGGGTGGCCCACATTGTGCTTTTGGTTTGACTTCAATTATCATCTTTTTGATAGTCTTGTCTTTTTGCCGCACTTTTATGTAGAAATCAGGGAAATATCGCCGCAGTTTTCCGTCAAGGGGAGATACATATGGTATGATAACTTCTTCACTGCCCCACTCTAATATCTCTTTGGTGTTGTCACAATACACCATAAATCTACGCTCCCACAGAGAGCGATATACAATCTTATTGACATCACCACGATATTTTGTTATATTAGTTGGTATGTATTTTCCACTATATGCCATCACAAACCTTATAAATACTTTTATGAAATATTACAGGAGTATTTATACATGCCGAGGATAAACATAAGCAGTATGATAAGTGCATTTATGAGCGGCGGTATGTCTAGCTATGTCATTGAAACTGGAAATCACGAATATGGTTCTAGAAGTAGGGGCAATGGAAAACACTTTGTCCAATTCAATGCTAGAGAGGTCGTACCACCTAATGTAAAACTTGCTGGTGGTGCAAACAATGAAGAACCAAGTAATGCTAATCAGAATTTGTTAGTTCCTCGTCCACCAACCAGAAGATCAAAAGGTTCAGTCATACTCTATATGCCTGCACAAATTAACGTATCACAGAAAGCAAACTATGGTGAACCAGAGATGGGTAAAATTGTTGCTGGTGGAATATCTGGTGCAAAAAACCTAAGTGAACGAGAAGAGGGAATTGGGGGAATGGTTGATGCACTGACAAAAACCTTCCAAGGTACTACTGGTGGAGCTAAGCAACTTGGCGCAGATTTTTTAGAGGGTGCTGGTGCGACAGGGTTAGGTAGTGCTGCCCAGATTTCGTCTGGTAAAGTTATCAACAATACTACAGAATTGATGTTTGAGGGTATTGATAGACGAGCGTTTACTTTTTCGTTTAGACTAATTCCACACAATGCACAAGAAGCTGCTTCAATTCAAGCGATTGTAAAACAATTTCGTTATCATATGGCGCCTGCAAAACCAGGCGGACGTGGAGCTCAATATGGAAGAACTTTAATTGTACCATCAACATATGATATAACTTATTCTCATCAAGAAGAGTTGCATAGAATATCTGAATGTGTTTTAGAAAGTGTTGATGTTAAATATGGTGGAGAACGTCCACAATTCTATAGAGATGATAGACCAACAGAAACAGAATTGACACTACAATTTAAAGAACTAGAGATTATGACCAAAGATCGAATAGCGGATGGATTCTAATGTATTTTAACAATTTCCCAAAAGTATCATATGATGTAAATGGTGATGGTAATACTGTCAAAATGACAGACATCACTCGTAGGGCAAGAATAAGTGCCGATACAATGCTGTATGCATCAAACTATGACTACTATGATGTAAATGATGGCGACACTCCAGAAAATATTGCACATGATTATTATGGAGATTCTGATCTACATTGGATAATACTAATGGCAAATAATATTCAAGACGTATATACTGATTGGCCAATGTCTGTTCCAAGATTGGAAGCATATGCAAAATCAAAATATGATAATGTAGATGATATTCATCACTATGAAATATACCAAGACTCTGGTGACACTACTATAACTATTGAAATTCCTAATGATCCTGCTCAGACAATTCCTGTGGATGCAACCGCAATAACAAACTTTGAGTATGAACAATTAGAAGTAGAGAAAAAAAGAAGAATAAAATTGATACGACCAGAGTTTGTTGACACTGTAAGAGAAAATTTTAGAAAAACTATTAGGGCTTAATAATGGCAAAACTTAATTATGCTGGTGAATATACTATTGAGATGTGTAGCATCGCTTCCACTAGTGGAGTGGTACTTGACATCACCCAGCAAGTTGGTGCAATCAATATCTTCGAAGATATTTTCAAGAGCTCTATAACTGGCGACATCTCTATTACAGATACCACTAACTTGATGACAAGACTGCCCATCATTGGACAAGAAAAACTTCTGTTAAAAATATCAACACCACAAGCATCACAACCCTTTTCTGATAGAACAAGGACTATAGATTTTACAGACCAACCTTTATACATCTATAAAATAGACCTTAAAACCAAGGTAAATGACAACACTGATGTATTTGTATTATCGTTCACTACTGCTGAAGCAATTCGTAGTAACAGGATTCGTGTAAGTCAAGCGTTTGATGGTGAACCAGCTGTAGATATTGTTCAAAAAATTATTAGAGATGAAGACTTACTGAACTCTAAAAAAGAATACTACTACGAAGAGACTGCAAACAATTATAAGTTTGTTTCTCCAAATATGCGCCCTCTAGATTTTATCAATTCTATTACAAAAAGGTGTCTTTCTTCTGAATATAATTTTGCACCCACATTTGTATTTTACGAAACCTGTAAAGGATTTTACTTTAGAACTATCGACAGTATGATGGACAGGAAGAACGTAAGAGCAGTGTATATGAATGAAACTCCAAATCAGGGCGATACTGATACTGAACGTCATCTGTATAATATGATTACTCATAGGGTAAATGGTTCTACTAATGTAATGAAAAACATGAGAAGTGGGATGTATGCATCTAATCTTCTTATGATTGATTTAGTGAACAAGACTGTAGAAAACTTTAACTACAATTATTTTGATAGTTTTGAAGAGGGCGAGAAGCAAGACGTACACGTTGATAGACATGCATCAACATATGTAACGGAAAAGAAAGCTTTAGCTTCAGAATGTTTTGATGACTTTGGAAACAAACTGTCTGATTACGATCAGTCCACCCTTTATATGCAGGCGGTAGATAGAAATCAACCTGGCGGGTTGTTATCAGTACGTCACACTGGGCAATATGATTACACTGGTACAGATAGTTGGTTGCAGAGAAGGAAGGGTAGATTTGCAGCGATGGAGGCCGCTTTGTCAATGAGTATAGAGGTTCATGGACAGACTTCTATATCTGCTGGAGACTTGATTGGTATAAATATTAAAAATGAAAATCCATTGGTTACAACTCAAGGTGCTGGAGACCCATACTACAGTGGTAGATATCTTATCACTGCACTCAGACACAGATTCACGAGGGGTGATGGACAACCAAAGCACACATGTCATATGAACGTAATTCGTGACACAGTATCAGAACAATATCCAATTAACGGTGTGTCTATCAAAGACGGTGGATCTCCTATAGATGAACTAATTCTAACAGGTGAAGAAGATCCAGCACCATCACTTTACTAACATAAGGAGGGCCAATTACAACTCAATTTCGTTATGATTCACTTAACCAAATAAACGAGGTAACATATGACCACTAAACTCAAAAACAGACTTAAAAAAATGCAATTTCAAAAAAGACTGAATAGAAGGGTTATAATTGAGGATACAGGGGATGATAAATACTATGAGGAAATATACTCAAACAAGATTCGAGAGTTGTTAGGACAAAAAAATGAAGACATTTCAAGACATACAAGAGGGAGTTTACGACCCCAACATATTTAAGGCGATATTCCTAGCTGGTGGCCCAGGCAGTGGTAAGTCCTACGTTGTTCGTAGGACAACCGGCGGACTTGGAATGAAGATTGTCAATAGTGATGATATCTATGAAAAGATGTTGAAGGATGCTGGACTAGAACCAACTCCAGAAGATATCTTCTCAGATGAGGGGCAACAAATTCGTGTACGAGCAAAGAAAACTACAAAGGTAAAACAAGCTGGATTTCTGAATGGCAGACTAGGTGTCATAATTGACGGCACTGGTAAAGACTATGACAAGATTGCAAAACAGGTACAAGGACTCAAGAATCTTGGGTATGACTGTTCTATGATTTTTGTCAACACTTCACTGGATACTGCACAAGATCGTAACAGAATGCGAAAACGTACATTGCCTGAAAAACAGGTTGCTCAAATGTGGAATGAGGTGCAGAGGAATATCGGTAAATTCCAATCATTATTTGGTTCTAAAGACTTCATTATTGTAGATAACAATGACGCTGGTGAAGATGTATTCGCCAAGGTATGGAAACGAATCAGTAAGTTGGTTAAGACAAAGGTGACAAATCCTACTGCAAAACGGTGGATTTCACAAGAATTGGCTAAGAAAAAACGATAAAATCTAAACTTTTTTAAAAAAACTTTTAAGTCCTTGTTTTGCAAGGACTTTTTTTTGTACTTTTTTTCAGAAAACACTTGACATTTGTTATAATAACATGTATAGTATA